CCTTCGGTGCTTCATGCGCGCTCGAAAGCACGACCCAGGCTCACCGTTGACTTCGAAAAGCAGGACGGGCGTTCAGGCCGCCGCCGCAGTCGGCCCGGGGAAACGCCCGGGCATGAAACTGATTATTTCTTCTTCGCCTGCGCCTTTGCGGGCTCGGCAGGAGCGAGGCAGCCCTGCGCGCGAGCCGATTCCTCGTGCTCTGGCGGGCATTCCTCGCCAGCGGCGATCTCTTCGGGATAAATCTCGCCGGCGCGGACGCACCGGAAAGCTGCGGTTAGCTTGGCCATATCTGCTCCCCTTGAAACAGAGGAGGCGAGCCGAAGCCCGCCCCCTCCAAAGCGTCCTAGTTGATCTTGAACGCCTTCATCTCTTCCGGATTGAGCAGCCCGCCGCCAACGCGCTTGGTCGTATAGAAACCGACATAGGGCTTGTTGGTGTACGGATCGCGCAGCACGCGGACGCCGACCCGATCGACGATCAGGTAGGAGTCCATGAAGTCACCGAACAGGATCGGGATCGCACCGGTGGCGATGTCCGGCATGTCAGCGGCTTCCATGAGCGGATAGCCCTGCAGCGTCTGCGGCTCGCCGGAAACATAGGCGGGCTGCCACAGGTAGCGATTCTGCGAATCCTTCAGCAGCCGAACCTTGGCCGTCGTGTTCCGGTTCATCAGGAACATCGCACCTTCGGTCAGCTGGCTCGGCAGGTCATAGACGAGGTTGACGATGTCGTCGGCCTTGTCGAGCGCGCCTGCGGTACCGGTTGCCGTCCGGACGGCAATGGCGCCGAACGGATGGGCGGCGGCGTTTGCTGCGCCGGTCACGTAGGTGAGGATGCCGTTCGGCTGGTTGGTGCCGTTGCCCGAAAGGAACGCCGCACCTTCAGCCCGGGCAAATTCCGTCGCCACGTCCTCGCCGACCAGCTGCTCGAGGTTGACCTGCGCGTCGTCCAGAGCGCCCTGAGACACCTGCGGGTTCGCGTAGAGTTCGCCAGGAGTGTAGGTCAGAGTGCCGAACGTCATGCCGGCGGTCGCGGTCCGCGCGGCCGTCTCTCCAACCCAGCCCGAAGCCATGCCGCGGAGGTTGAACACCTTCGAGAATGAGCCGACGCTGATTGACTGAACCCGGCAGATCGAGCGCATTGGCGAGATCTTCACGAGCTTGTCGGTGATCGTGCGATCCCACTCTGTAGGAGCAAGATATCCGCCGCTGGCGCCGCTGCTCTTGTCGATCGACGCGCGAACACGCTCGCCCTCGACGCCACTGCGGATGAATTCGCTCCACGCCGCGGTGTATTCCGGATCGGCGATCTTGCGCTCGCCCGGCTGAAGGATCGACGCAGCGATCTTCTTCTGCTGCTCTTCGTAGGCGGCCTGCAGCTCGCCAATGACGGAGTTGAGTTTGACAACCTCGTCCTTGGTGACGGCGTCCTCGCCGCGCTTCTCTGCCTGGGCCAAGCGCTCGTCGTTCTTGTTCTTGAACTCTTCGAACGCAGCCTGAAGCTGGCCGATGAGCGCCTTGGGATCGGTGGCGTCGGCGCGGACAGCGCAAACAGCGCGCGGAGCCGCAGCGGCCAGAAGGCCGGTCAATGCAATGCTCTTCATTTGAGTGCTCCTATGAGCGAAGTGATTGGATGGCGCTGGCGATCACGCCAGCCAGCTCAGCGCCGGCAGAGTCCGTCGTGCCAGCTTCAGGGGCAGCGCCTGGCGTGCCCTTGATCTTGTTGATGCGGTCGCGCGCCTGGCTCCGACTGAGGCCCGAGGCCATCAGCTGCAGCTCCATCGCGCGAATTTCGTTCACGCGTCGATCCTCTGAGCGCGCCTTTTCGTCCTGCGTCACCTGATCGGCTGGCAGGAGAGCGTCGGCGAATCCCTTCTCGACGGCGACACTCCCGGATAGCCACGTCTCGGCGTCCATCATCGCTGCGATGTCGTCAGCCTTCATGCCGGTGCGCTGCGCGTAAACATCGCGCATCGCGGCATCGAATGGCTCCAGGAACGCGGCCGTCTCAGCCATGTCGTGGCGATTGCCGATCGCCAGCACCCAGGCGTTGTGGATCATCAGGAACGAAGCGGCGCCGATCTCGATCTTGTCGCCCGCCATTGCAATGATCGAAGCCGCCGAGGCCGCCATTCCAATGATCTGAACGGTGATTTCCTGCGGATGCTCGCGCAAAGCGTTGTAAATCGCGATGCCTTCGAACATGTCACCGCCGGCCGAGTTGATCTGCACGGTGATCGGGCGGTCGCCAATGGCGCGAAGCTGTGAAGTGACCTTCTTCGCCGTCACTCCATCGCCGGTCCAAAAGTCCTCACCGATCGTGTCGAACATGGTGATGACGTTGTCGCCGACGGCAACTGCGCGCAGCCCGGCCGCTTCATCGCCCCACTTGTCGAGCACGCCCGGCTTCGAAAGCGCCGCAACGTCCCGGTTTGCAGGAACCGGCAGGGCACCCGGCCGCGCCTTCGCGAAAACCTTCATGCGCTTATGCATCGACAGTCTCCGGCTGTGCGCGAACGAACGGGTCGTGGCCTGAAATCCACATCGGCGGGTGCGTCATCCCCCAGCAGTTGAACCAGACAACTCCGGTGCGCTTGACCTCTTCGAGTTCTTCCGCAGATAATTCCCACTTGCTCAGCACGTTCGGCTGACCGTCAAGGTCGCGGTAGCGATGGACATGCAGGTCGTAGACTGTTCCCGCGGCGGCATCCTCCGGAGTTGGCGCGCGAAGAACCAAATTGGCTTCCTGAAATTCGACGCCTTTTGCCATCGTTCACTCCTTGGCCGGAGTTGGGTTATTCGTCGGCGAGCCGCCAACCGGGTTCTTGAGCTTGTCGGCATCAGCTTCCGCGATAGTCGCGTAACCTGCCTCCTCGCGGACTTCGTTCTGAACGAGCCACGGATTGCCAGCGAGCGCCTTGCTGAAGAACTCGGCCTGATCTTTCATCGTGCCGCGCAGCAGCTCGTGCTCGTCAATGTCGATCGCATATTGTTTGCGGTCAGCGGGCTTCAGCAGCACACGCCGAAGCGCCTGCTCCCAAGCGATGATGCCGGGATTGAGGCCGAACCGAACGAACATGATGGCCAGCTGCTCGATGCCCGAGCCCCAGCTGGTGTCGTCCATCATCAGGAACGGCCGCGGCACGCCGAAAGCGCGGGCGACCTCCTCGATCTGATGATTCCTGGCTTCGACCGTTTGAGCTTCTACGCCAGTCATGGTGAAGCGCTGAGCTTCCATGCCCTCTTCGAGCACGAGCCATTTGCCCGCGTTGTCGACGCCGCTGTAGCGTTCCTCCATGCTCGTTTTCAGGCGATCGTAGGCGTCTGGACCGAGCTTGTTCGGATGCTTGAGCGCGCCGCCGCTCATCATGCCGTTCTCGAAAATCATGGCCTGCGCATGCTCTGCGGCCTTGGCGACGCGAATAGCTTCCGAAGCGAGCCTCGTGCGCCCAGCCCCGATGATGCCGTTGTAGGACAGATCGCGGACGTGCAGCATATCCGCTGCCGGCCACTCGCGGCTCACTCCTCCAGGCAACGAAATTTCATATTTGAGCGACCAATCCGGCATTTGCTGGACCGTCACCGTGAACGGGTCGATCGGCTGTAGCGAGATCGGCCTGCCGCCAAGCCCGCGAATGATCGCGGCGTAAGCATTGCCGTGGAGCAGTCGGCGCACGTCCATCAGCTGGTAGAATTCAAATGCGGTATGTTGCTCGTTCGGCTGCCAGCGGATCAGCTCGTAGAGAGGATGATCCTCGGCATCGCGCATTGTCTTCCGGTCGATCAGCCGCGTCGGCAGCATCGCGTGGGATGATGCGAGCACGTCAACGCAGCGCAGCACGCAAGCAGCACGCAGTGCCTCATAGCCGAAAAAGCCGCCGCCCCTGATGAATTCCAGAAACGCCGGATCATCCAAACCACTGAACATCTGGCCTGGTGATTGAGCATAGACAGCCGTCCCCGACGAGCCGCGCGGCTCCTCAAGCCCGAGGAGGCGGGTCCAAAATCCCATGCCCGTCTCCTGTTCAGGCGACCAGGAGGCCGCGGCTCGCGTACACCGAGACGAAGGGCTCGACTTCCTTGCCCATCGCCACCCCCACTGCCATGATCAGCGACACGATCCCGTCGATCTTGTCGAACGACCGGCGCTTGTCCGGCTTGCGATTCCCCGCCTCGTCGCGCTGCACGATCAGGTTCGACGCCTGCCATCGCAACACCGGCGAACCGCCATGCTTGAGCTTGCGGTCGATCAGCAGCGTTTCGAACTCATCGAACGCCGGCGCCATTTCCTTGAAGCCTTGGCCGAACGGCGCCAGCGTCGCGGCGACCTCGCTCAGGTTCTCATCCTCGAGTTGCTTGACCAGGTCCTCGATCCGCCAGCGGTCGAAACCGATGCCGATGACGTTGAACATCGTGCAAGCCCACAAGAGCTTGCGGATGATCGAAGCATTATCCCGCGCCCGTCCCGGCGTCGCGATGATGTGCCCCTCGCGCTCCCAGGCGTCGTAAGGCACGCGGTCAGTCTCGACCCGCTGCCTAATCCTCTCCCGCGGCACCCATTGCCACGTCCACGAAGCGCAGACTTCAGGCCAGTAGAGCGACATCGCGCAGAGATCGCTGGTCGAGCCCAGGTCGAGCCCGCCGAAGCATTTCATCCCCTTCAGGTCGTCAAGCTCGACGCGCGCTTCGCATGCATCCCAATCGGCGCGGTTAATGGCCCGCTCGACGGCGTCCACTCGCTGATTGAGGTACAGATTCCTGAACGCGCTTTCGAAGCTCGGCGTTCGCATCGCCCGCTTCGCCAGCGTCTCGAGGTCCGTCTCGTCCCTGAACACGCCAAGCGCAGGATTCGACGCCAACCATGCTTCGCGATCGAGCAGGTCGCAGCCTTCCGGCGAGGCGTACACTCGGCAGACGAACGTCGCGTCATCGTGCACGCCGGCGTTCACCTGCTCGCCGTAGTCGATCAGTTCGCTCAGCGGATGGTTCGTCAGCGCCGACTGCGTCGAGATCACGATGCCCAGCGGCTCAGAGCGGCCGCCCTGCGAGGTCGAAAGCGTGTCTAGCAGCTCCCGCTTCTGCGACTGCGCGAGCTCGTCGTAGATCCACAGCGACGGCGACATGCCGTGCTTGGTCTTCGCGTCGCTCGACAGCGCCTCGTAAACGCTGCCCTGGCCCTTGTCGTCGGGCGGCGTGCCGATCACCTC